TGGCTGTGATACCCGTGAGGTTGGTACCGCTACCGTCACCGTTGAGGATCTGATCATCCTCGGTGAGACGGAGGCCGTACAGCAACTCGTTGTCGATGATGCCGCGCATTGCGGGCTCGTCAGCAAGCACGTTCCGGTGAGCAACCTCGTAATGTCCGATGTTGCGAACCGGAGCCTGCGCGCCAGCGATGGTCAGCGTCGACTGCGGGTAACTGGTAAAGGTCTCGGGTGTTCCCGAACGCTCCGACGTGGTGGCGGAGTTGTTCGTGAAGCCGGTGACCCGGAAGTACTCAACCAAGTTGGTTGAGGTCTGCTGGACGTTGAACAGGTCCCTCACGCGTGCAGCGCGGTGAGCCCTCTCCACAATCGCGTCACGCTGAGGCGTGCCGAACTGTGCAGGGGTGCCCGAAGGAAGCGTCGTGTAGACGTCCTTGCGCTGCCACATGCCGCCAAGGTCGCCCTTGACGTTGTAGGGGACATGCATGGTGAGGCCGTTGGCGCCACCATTCAGGTACTTGAACTCATCCGAGTCCACGAACCCCTGACCAACGGAGCCGAAAGCGGCCTCCTTGGCCTCTGTAACAACCTCAGGCTGTTCAGTCGATGCAGAAGCCCAGTCCTGCATCTCCTTCTGGCCCTCCAAGGCTTCGATCTGCTCGCGCAGTTCGCGTGCCTTGGTGAGATTGGAGCGAAACCCCTGAAGGTGCTTCGCTTCAACCTGAATGTCTGGACCGCCCTCTTCACGACCAGCCTCAGCGTGATCAACGATTGCATCGTTGTCGCTGAGAGTGTCGCGAAGGGCGGTCTTCAGATCCCGTAGGTGGGAATCCTGAATCGCCATAATGCTTTACCTCGTGTGTAGGTGAATAGATGTACACGAGGTAAGCACCCCGTCAAGGGTAAGCGTTGCAGACGTCTCCGTGTAAATGACGGAGGGTTAGGACAAATCTTCGTCGTCGTCCATGTCGGGCATCATATGTTCGGGGTCGAAGATGGTGTGCCCTGCGTAGGTGACACGGCTCGGCCATGTCAACTTCTTCAGATGGTTAGCGATGCCCTCAAGTGCGCCCGCTGCGATTTGTGGAGGAACCGATCCCAGATCAACATGGTTCGGTTCGCCGGGGTCATCCAACGAGAGGACAATCGTGATGACCGGGAAGTGACGGGCTTGCGGGATCCCCTCATCGAACAAGTGTGCTTTGTCGTCTTCAGGAAGCGGAGAAGTAGTCGCCTCGGAAGATGGATTCCCCTCGGGAGATGGGGATGAGTTCGACATTGAAGTTTCCGTCGCCTTCCTCGTAAGTGACCACAGCCATGCCCTGCTGCCAGTCTTCCACTGCATTCACAGGCCTGCCATGAGGGTCCGTCGAACCCTTCGTAGATGGTACCGCACCATCGATCCTGCACAGGCATCCGGGTGAAGCCGCGAGACTCCGCTTCGCTCCCTCAAATGTGCGTCGGGTCTTGTGCTGCAATTCGATCCGATGGATATGGCCGTGGATCACAGACGTGCGTTCATCGTCCACCACAGCGGCAACTGTTGAACCACGGCTTCTGGTGATGTGGCCGTGGATGCAGGCGAGGTTCTGGTTGATCCAGAAGATCCCTGCCGGGTACCCACCAACGTATTCGATGTTCAGATGGGGCTCGTTCAGCCGCAGCAGGAAAGGGACTGACATGACCGGCCAGTCATCTGGCACATCGGCCCGTTTGAGGTGCAGGGCGGAGGCGGCATTATTCGTGATCGACTTCTGGAGGCGCCGGTCATGGTTGCCCTCCAACAGAACGATGTGAGCGTCGGGTGCGCTTGCTCTTTGCTCGCATAGGAACTGGTGGCCCCGGTCGATGGCCGCCTGAGTGGTCTTAGCGAACGCTGGTTCCTGCTCGAACGTGCCGAACTCGGCGAAGTCAAGGAAGTCCCCAAGGTTGACGATCAGGTCAGGGTCTACCGCTCGGGTGATTTGCAGGGCGATGTCCATTGATTCTTCATGATGGAACCCGTCCATGGTGCCGTCTTCATACATGCGGTACCCGATCTGAGGATCAGGGAGGATGACGGCGGTCTTGAACTTGGACTTGGCTTTGGCCTTCTTGGGGGCAGGCTTAACCGTGATTGGCGCGGCCTGTTGAACCACGGGCCATTGTGGACCATCGGCCCATGCGGGGGCGATAACAACAGAGATGCCACCGAGGTCGTGTATCTCGGCTTCACCCTCTTCGTTCTTGGTGATGCCCTGCCACTCAGAGATACGGACCTTCTCAATGGACCCGATCTCTTCAGTCGCGATCCCCGAACGCTCTAGAAGGTCAGCGATCTTACCGAGCCGTGATTTGGCTAACTCCTTCTGGAGATCGCCTTTCACGACTGGAAGCATTTCTTGTGCCGATAGTTACTTACGGCATTGGGCGAAATGGGGTGGCCGTACTTGCAAAGAACATTAGCGATCTTGCTATGCAAGACAGCCGGGTCGTTCAGAGCGGCCATAACCGATTCGGCTTCGTCCTCAGGCAATTCGTCAAGGATGGCATCCAACCGGAAGCGCTGGACAATTTTACCAGTACCTTGCATTTCCGCGTACAGGTCCACAGGGATCTCCAGTCGTCACGACTACCCCTACAGTCTAACCCCCAACCGACTCACCGGCCGGGGAATCCCGTTACTCGCCCAAGTCGGCGTAGGTAATGAGGTCGTGGAACTCACGCAGTTCTGAAAGGTTCAGGCCATCAAGGCCATCGACCTTTGCCTCTTCGGCGTCATCAACGACGGTCTCTTCGACGACCTCTTCGGACTTCTCGGCCTCAGCGGGCTCCGCTGCGGCGGCCTTGGGGGCCTTCGTCGGTGCCGGGGTGTCGCCACCTGCCGGGGAACCTTCGACAGCCATCTGCTCCGGTGTCAATGTTCCACCGTGGCTCAGGTCCGCTACTACCTCTGGTGCATCAGCACCTGCGCCTTCGACCCTCTCCGACGAATCGGGGGCGCTGTTCGAGAAGCCGGGGGCGTCTCCGCCCTTCTCTTCCAGATCGGTGAGGCGCTCCGACAGAGTGTTCAAAGCCGTGATGGCCTCGTTGATAACAGACTGTGCGCTGAGGGCGCCGGTATCGGCTACTTCGGCCTCAGTCGTCTCGGTGATTTCGGCGTCATTAGCCATGATGTCCTCCAAAGTGGACTTGATTTCGGTTATGTCAGCGCCCTCATCGATGAGAGCGTCTATCTCTTTAAAGTCGAAGCCAGACAGAGAAGCCTTCAACTCCATAATCTCTTCCATTTCCTCATCTGACTTCAGGTCAAGTGGCTTCTCGCCACTCTCGCGATAGTGGCGGGCGAGATGGTTGTACACGCCCTTCCTGTCGCTACCTCGCAACACGCTGCCCCCACGGGCACCGTTGAGGCTTCCAATGCCTTCACGAAGGCCCCCTAGAGCAGCAGCCCCGGGTGACCCGTCACTACTGACGTAGTGGTGGATGAAGGAGTAGTTCGTCTTGAAGGTGGGGTCTTCTCCCTTCTTCAAGAAAGCGAAGATCTTCGAGTAGTAAGCCTTGTCCGCCGGGGAGCGCACGTTCTTGTACATCGCAGGCTTCCATGGGCGGTCGTCAGCGAACCCGACAGCGTGACCAGCGATCGGGCCCTTCTCTTCCTCGGGTGTTTCCTCGGTGACCCGCTCAATCGGGAGATCTTTCACCGACACGGTGGCCGTGCCCGGAGCAGCGCCGAAGAGGACGGGTGAATACTCGTACCACTCAAGTCGCTTGATGTGGCGAATCCCGGTGTCGCCCTTCATCTCGGACCCACCTTCGGGAACTGAGTAGCCGATCGACCACTCCTGCTCCCCGCCGAAGAACTTGATGTCCTCGTAAGCCTCGCGGCCGCGGGTGGTGTTGAGATTGAACTGCATCTTGACGAGCACACCGCCAGCGTCTGCCGCCTGTAGATGTGCTGGCAGCCGCTTGTCACCGGGCTCTAGTTCGACAGCGGCAAGGGTGCGTGCAACGGGAATGGTCGTGTCGTGCGACCAGACACCCTTGGGGATGCGCTTCTGCAAGGTATCGCCATACGCGCCGGGCTCAATGACATCGTTCACGTTGTCCACGATGTTCGTGACAGAAACGACGGCCTCAACTGTGCCTTCAGCGTCGTTGAGTGCCTTGGCTTCCACCCGGGCCTGTTTAGATTCCAACTCCACCGTGCCTCCTGAGGGTCCTGTAACCCAAAGGATAGATCGTGTAGGGAGCCTAGTGTCGGAGCGTTCAGGCCACCTATACGCCTATAGGGTGATCGCTTCGATTACCTGCCCCATCCGAACCGCTTCAATATCCGCCTCAGTAAGCCCGAACTCAAGCAAACCCGTCTGGTTGGGGGTATTCGTGAAGACCAACGTGCAACGACAGTTCACCGTTTCCTTGATCGACGCTGTGAAAGCACCGGGGTGCATCATCAGATAGCCGCCAACAAGAAACGGATCCATGATCGGCCGCGCCTGACCATCAGCATGGGTGTGTGTAACACGGACCTTCTCATCCCGCTGCGACATCCACACCTTGTACCGGTAACCCTGTTTCCTAGCCACCGCCATCTGGCCTTCGTTCACACCAAAGACAACCGTGTTCGTCGCTACCAGACGAGCCCGCTGCTTGATCGCCTTGTCGAAGACCCCCCGGAGTTCGTCGGCAATGTCCTTAACCGACAGCCCCTTACCAGCGCCTTCCGTGATGGCCTTCTCAAGTTGGCGTCGGGTCGTCGCATTGACCTCAGGGAACATCGACAAACCAGCGAGGATCGCCATGGCGACCTCGTCCTCGTCCATGTCAAGTTCCTTCTTCGTCATCAAAGCGATGTCGTTCCCACCATCCATGATGGCGGCCATCAGGAACGTCTTAGCATCAGCGATGAGTTGCTTATCCCAAGTGGGGGTGTCGAAGATGTCGTTCACCCCGACCGCCACACCCTTGTTGACCTTCTCGCGGATCTTGCGGGAATCCCACTTCTCCAGAACAACACGACGCTGCCTCTGGAAGAAGGCCGTCATCTGCAACGACACGGAGTCAGCCAGACGCACCATTTGGTCGTCTCTGCGGGTCTTTATTTCATCAGCGGTTTTCTCGTCGACCCAAAGATCGCCGAACTGAAACCCCCACGGGGATTCAGGTAAAGGGGCCGACTCCTTATCCCCCTTAAACTCATCTTGACCATTGAGGGCCGCTGCTTCTGGAACCATCGCCGTCGGTTCACCGACCGGTGTCCGCTCCACTGTTGACGGCCCGGTGGTCGGCACAGCATCAGGTGAAGCCAACTGCGGTGGCTTGAAATCAGACGAGGGTGTTTCCCCCTCTGCGACTGCCTGACCGATAGGCATCAGGTTCGCTTGGACGTACAGCAGGTCAGCGCCAACGGGGTCAAGACCGATCTTCAACCGGTACTCGTCAATGGAGATAGCCCCGAACTTGAGTTCCTCCAAATGGAACAGGGCACGCTCCCGCTCGTCACGAGAGAGGATCGCCACATCATCAAGGTTGAACTTGACTGTCAGTTCCTCAGACCCATCAAGCCTGTCGAACGCTCGTTCGATCAGCATGAGGTGGGGGAGCATCGTCTCACGCCAGAACACTTCGAGTTCCGTGTCGGCATTAGCGAACGTGCGGTCAGAAGCATTACCGATGACTGACTCGGGGACACCGAACGCCATCAGGATTTCCTCTTTGGCGAGTTGCTTCGTCTCCGTGTACTGGGCGTCACGCTGAGCCATCGACGTGTCAATCCACTTGGCCTGCTCAGCCTCCATGATCGTCATGCGGCCAGCGCCACCAAGGGCGGACCCTGTGTTCCCGAGGAACCTACGGCGGATCTCTTCAGCAGAGTCGTCGTCCAACTCGCCCGTGACCATGAGGATGCCACCGGGGCGGCCATCGTTGACCATGAAGTTACGGTTGTAGATACGCGAGTAGTAGTCGATCTCAATCGCTAGCCCACAGGACTCCAGAGGCGACTGCCCTCGGTAAGGGTCAGTGGGATGCGGGATGCGAACCCACACGACGTTGTCGGGGTCAACGATCCGTTCCTTGGTGTTCGGGACCTGAATCGAATACCCGGAAACAAACTTCTTGGGGTCAGGGATCGGGTACGTCCACTGCGGCGGCAACAGATACAGACCGATGACGTTATCCAACCGGTCCTTGACGATCTCAATGAACGCCCCACGTTTCGACAGGAGGACCTGTGAAGAAAGTTGGAACCGGAAGTTGTATGCGTCGTGGTGCGGATTTGCCTTCCTGTTCAGGACAGGCAATAGGGGGTTGTCGACCGACTCGTTGGCCTCGTTGCGGATTTCGATCGGGAGGCGTGCAGCATTCGATGCAATGGCGAAGATGCTTTTGAACACCCAAGTGACACGGTCGTTGCCTTCCGCAACGGCACGGTTCACATCCCAGTCGTCCTTATACGGCTTCTTCTTGTCTATGGGGTTTACAGCGCCCATTTGCTCGTTGTAGTAGAAGGCCTTTCCTTCCCCGCCACCGTCGCGTGCCCACCCAGAACGATCGTGACCAGTGAACCTCAACCCGTCAAGAAATCCCATTTCAGCCCTCGTAACCCATCAAGAACGCGACTAGGAGAAACATCCCGCCAGTCACGCCCAGCCCTGCGGTTACACCCACGCTGAAGCCACACATGGATACAGCAGCGCCACCGGAGACAAGGGTCATCGTGGAGATGCGTTCCTTGAGATTCAGAGAGCCCAAAAAGAACGCTCCTGTTGCTCCTACCACACTTATACCTGCCCAGATGATCAGTGACGGGATGTCTGCCATTTCGTTCAGCCTACGTCGCCGAACAGGTCTGTCGTGATAGGACCAGCCGACCTCTCCGGGTCAAACCGAAAGACGGTCTGTTGCCCTTCCACG